CCAAATGCAGAAGCTGTTGCATCTGTATCTGCCAGAATAACTTCTATTGGCACGGTGATAACTTCTATCAACAGTGCACATACTTCTACTACCAATCGGCTTGTCACTGCCTCTGCTGCACTGGCCACCAGTATTGCTAATGTATCTGCTGCCATGGCAACTAGCATAGATAACAGTAATACTAATATTACTACACTTACAAATGCTAGAACTTCTATTAACGCTGCTCACACATCTACCACTGATCGTCTTGTTGCTACCTCTGCTGCTTTAGCCACAAG